ACTGGTGACTACTTTTATGTTTGGCTAAAAGATGCTAGATATAAAGTGAAGATAGAAGAGACAAGCACATCTAAAGTTCAAGCAAACCTAGCACTTGTCAGACCACAACCAACACCATTTGATACAGAAACAACTATAACTGCTGAAAGTATTCTTGGAGATATTAGAGCAGGTATTACTGGTAGTGATACAGCTACAACAGGAAATGGATTCACAGTTACTACTATTGGTACTGGTTTACATATAAAACGATCTGATGTATTTAATGCTTCTACTCCAGTAGGAGAATTACTAAATGTAGTTGCTAGTAAAGTAAGCGATATTGGTGATCTACCAAGCCAATGCAAACATGGGATGGTTGTCGAAGTAGTCAATAGTGCTGCTGAAGAAGATAACCACTACGTTAAATTCTTTGGTAATAACGATAAAGACGGTGAAGGTGTATGGGAAGAGTGTGCAAAGCCAGGTAGAAAGACCAGATTAAAGTATTCAAAGATGCCAGTAGCCTTAATAAGAGCAGCCTCTGGTGCGTTTTTATTAACTGAATTAGATGGGGGAAGTACCTCTGTACCAGGCTTAAACAATACAATAATACCTACTTCAGCTATCGCTGGTTCTAATGGTTATATAACTATTAACAACCATGGATTCTCTACTAATGATGAGGTTTATTATTTTAGTGGAGGTGGGACTGCTTGGACACATCAACTAACCCAACCTTCAGATGGTCAGAAATACCACGTAACAAAAGTTGATGACAATATTTTTAGATTAGGATTAAGTCAAGGGCAGCTAGGTACATTTGGTGTTATCCCTAATACAAGTCCTACACAATTTTATACAGGTAATAATGCTCAATACTTATCAACCAGTCTAGTTACAGTAACAGCTCCTCAATGGGCTGATGCAATTGTAGGAGACGATGTAACCAACCCTGAACCTTCATTTATAGGTAAGACTATAAATAAGATGTTATTCTTTAGGAACAGGTTTGCCTTATTAGCTGACGAAAATATTATCTTATCTAGACCTGGAGACTTCTATAACTTCTTTGCTAAATCAGCAATCCAATTTGTAGCTAGTGATCCAATAGATATATCTGCCAGTTCTGAATACCCAGCAATCTTATATGATGGAATTCAAGTCAATACAGGTTTAGTATTATTCACTAAGAATCAACAGTTTATGTTGACTACAGATAGTGATGTATTCAGTATCCAGACAGCAAAGATAAATTCTATATCTAACTATAACTTTAACTTCACGACTAACCCTATAAGCTTAGGAACTACAATTGGCTTCCTCGATAACGCTGGTAAGTACTCAAGATTCTATGAGATGGCTAATATAGTTAGGGAAGGGGAAGCGCAGGTAATAGAACAAAGTGCAGTAGTACCTAGATTGTTTGAAAAGGATCTAAGACTTATATCTAATTCTAGAGAGAACTCTATTGTTTTCTTTAGTGAAGAGGGGTCTTCCACCTTATATGGTTTTAGATACTTTGATCAGATACAAGAAAGGAAACTAGCTTCATGGTTTAAGTGGACTGTCACAGGGACTATTCAATATCACTGTGTTCAGGACGATACGCTATATGTAGTGGTTAGAAATAACAATAAAGATCAGCTATTAAAGTATGCTTTAAAGAAAGATTCTAATACCCTTACTGTTGATACAACTAACAGGGTACATTTAGATCATTTAATGTCTACAAGTGGTTGGTCTTATAATGCTACTACTAATAAATCTACTAAAGCGAAGCCTACTGGTTTAGAAAGTACAAACCAATTAGCAGCATATGATGTTGATGCAGGTGATCAGTTAGGTAGATATGCACTAATAACTATTAACGGTAGTAACCTTGAAATCACTGGTGATTGGTCAAGTCAGACATTCCTGATTGGTTACTTATATACCATGCAGGTTGAGATACCAACCATCTACTACTTATCACAAAGTGGTCAATCGTGGAGAGCTGATACCAGAGCTAATACCATTATCCATAGAGTTAAGTTAGGCTTTGGACCAATAGGTATATATGAATCTACACTTACTAGAAAAGGTAAGACTGACTATACAGAGTTATTTGAGGTAACACCTGCTGATGAATATGCAGCTAATACTTCAGGTATCTTTGACGATAATGTATTAAGAACAATCCCTGTATATGACAGGAATATAAATACGTCTTTAACTATTAAATCTACACATCCTGCCCCAGCGACATTACACAACATGACGTGGGAGGGAGTGTATAACAATAATTATTATCAGCGTGTCTAAATTTATTCACCCAATAACGTGGGAGGCTGCTAAAGAGGTAGCCTCCAACTTACGTCCAGAGGATCATAGAGAAGTCGAAGAGGGTCATGGACATGATCCTATAGTACACATACCTTCGGGTGCTCTCATAGGAGACTCGGTGTATTTCACAGTGCCTGATGGTCGATTAGCAGGTATAGCTGGAGTACATAGCAATGGACAGATATGGATGTTATGCACACCCGCAATCCATAAGTATCCAATGACGTTCGCTAGAGAAGCGAAACGATTTATAGAAAGTAGAAAAGAAGAATTGCTATGGAACATTGTGGATGAACGCAATGCAGTCCATTTGAAATTACTTCGATTCTTAGGGTTCAAATTTCTTAGAAGATTTAAACATGGACCCAACAATTTATCCTTTATAGAATTTGCCCGTGTGCGATCCAGTAGTAGGCGCAGCAGCAGTTGGAGCAATAGGCGCAGGAGCGTCAGCTCAAGCAGCTAACAAAGCAGCAAAGCGTAATTATCAACATCAACTAAAAGTAAGAGAAAGGAAATGGATGGGAACTAGATCCCTCTACCAAACAAAGAAAGTACAATTTGAACAAGAAGTAGATCTAGCTAATATCGCTGCACAGCGAGCTTATACCAAAACTCAAATCTCTTTAAACAATGCTCAATCTTTAGCCATCTTGCAGAACCAAGAAGACTTTAAAAAGATGCTTCAAAACGAAGGAGCTATAGAGGCATCTGCTGCTGAGAGAGGAGTACGTGGTCGAAGTCTAGGTAGATTATTAGTCATGAATAAAGGTGAATATGGATTAAGTCAAGCTATGAGATCCAGAGGATTATCAATGGCTGGTTACAAGGCTAAACAATATAATGAAGACGTTAATAGAAAGCTTAAGGGATCTTTAAATAGATCGTTTGGAAACGTAGCTATACAGCCAATAGCCGACTTAGCACCGCCTAAACCTGTGTACCAGAACCCAATGTTTGCTGCACTTCTTGGAGGTGCTCAGGCTGGTTTCTCTGCATATACACCTGAAAAACCCGATCCGACAGCATAATGATAATACCAACATACCAAGTTGACGGTGGTTCCTTCGACCCTGAAGAGATAGTAGATATAGTCCCTGAACAGACTGCATCTAATAACGCTATACAAGCTTCAGAAGAAAGATACCTAAGTCAAATCATACAAAACAACGAAGCTGAATACAGAAAGACCGAAAGGACTTTAGATCAATTAGGTAATCTATCCCAGACTATGCTAGGCATAGCTCAACAGAGAAAAGACAAACACAGAGCTGATAGGGAAGCTGTTATAGCCTTTGATATGTTAACCAAAGGTATTGATCCTGAGCTTGAAGAAGTCTTTAGAGGAGAACGAGACCTCCTATTTGATGACAGTTTAAAGACAGAAGAGTTTGCACGGAAGCTAGAAAAAGAAACTGGTGACAGTATTACGGCTCAAGAATTCCGTGATATGGCTGGGTGGGAAAAATACGCATTAGCTGAAGCTTGGCTTAGAGATCAAGCAAAAGATTATGAGAAGTATTTTTTAGAAGCTTATGAAAATACCGAGGTCTATGTAGATAGAGATGGAGTAAGTACTCCAATCAATCAAGAGAAGGTCCAGACTCCAGCCGAGCAAGCAGCATTAGATGAGAAGATTAAGTTCAACTATGCAAGGAGATTTGCAGGTTTAAATGAATCTTTAATAGCTACAGTCTTAAAACCTGAGATAGATAAATATGATGAGAAGAGAAGAAATAAACAAGCACTTCAAAGGGAAAAAGCTTATCAAGTACAGATAGGAGAATCTGATAAACGATTTATTGAAACCAGTTTTATAACAGCCAATCCTGCTGATGGTTTCGATAATGCTAACAAATTTGCACAGAGGTTTGCAGCTAGAGAAGGTACAAGTATTGGAGTAGGTCGTCTTGCATTTGCAGACTATCTAGTCGGCTTAGTTGGTGAGAATAAGATTACCTATCCAGAGGCAATGTCTATTCTTAATCACGAAGTACAAGCTCGTGATGGTTCACTGAAGTCAATGACTTCGTGGAGAGAATGGGAAGACTTACCAGAGAGGTTATCTGAAGCAGCAGCCCTTGGAACTCAAGCTAAAGAGGAGCAAAGGGAGGAAATGATAGCTGGTGATCTACAGATCATTAGATCTAAAGATGACTGGACTAATGATGAGAAGCAACAGATGCGTGAAATATATAGACAGAAATATGATGGTTATGTCCCTGTTGATCTACAAGGTGCTTTAGCTGGTCACGAAGAAGACTGGGCTGCTGAAGAACGATTAGAGAATACTCTTAGACATCAAGGTCATTTAGAAGACTATCAACTAGCTAATGTTAGTAATGAAGTCTATAACAAATATGCTGATAAAGTTGTAAGTAATAGTGCCTTAACTTCTGGTACTGGTAATGCTAAATTAGCTCAACAATATATCACAGCAGCTACTAACCTGGGTACAGGACTTGAGCTAGGGGAGACTGAAGGTAAGCCAGCTACATGGTTGAACTTACATGGATACATGACTGATTTATTTAATCAGACATATCGTGACACTTTATACGACGACGAAGGTAATCAAATAGCTAAAACTAAAGATGCCTTTAATGCTGCTAAACAAGCCGTAGATGCAGCAGCTAGAGACGAAAGAACTGTAAATCAACAAATGGAAGGAGACTATGATCCTAAAAGTAATAGAGAAGAATGGAGTAATGTTGTTAGAGGGGTAGATGTTGGTAAAGGTGGTCAATGGAAATTTATTAAATTACCTGCGACAATAAAAGATCAAAAGACTTTAATCCTTTGGTCTAAAGACCCTAATCCAATCAGTAGTCACCTACCTGAATACTATATAAATGTTGCTAGACAACTTAGTATCAGCCCATATGACTTAGCCCAAAGGCAATTATCCATACTGACTGAAGGTGAATCAGAACTCAAAGATAGAGAAGCAGATGAGATAGAGAATAAACCTAATAGATTAAGACTTTTATATCACTACCCAACTCGCTCCAGACAATCTAGAGCACTTATTGACTATGGCTACGAATCGACAGGTGAAGAGCCAAATGCCAAAACTTCTATTTATAACAAGCGTGTATTAATGACTCCTGGCGTGTAACTGCGGTTCGCGTCGAGCAATACGCGAATAATTACCGTGGTAACAAATGGACCCTATTATAGAATTAGACCCTAATACTGAAAAGGCAGTAGAGGATGTCTCATCCTTTGTTCAAGCAAATTTGGAAGCTGAACAAAAAAGAGAAGAGGAAGAAAAGGTAGCAGCAGAGAAAGCACCTATTGAAGAGGTAGAGGATAAAGAGCTTAATCTTGGTGATCGAGTTAAAGATGTTGCAGTTTCTGGAGTCGTTGGCTTAAGAGATACAGCATCTTCATTTATCACATTGCCAGAGCAAGTCATTGACTTTGCTACTGGTGAGATGGCTAGAGAAGCTAAAGAAGGTGGTTATGACACTGAATGGGACGACTGGTTATATAAGGATGATGATAATCCTTATGAATCAAAAACCTTTATTGGTGGTCTTGTCCGTGGTGCTTCTCATGTAACTTCTTTACTTGCTTCAACTGGTGGCTTTGGAGGAATAGCAAAAGGTGGTGTTGGACTAGGAACTAGACTTGCTCGTGGTGCCATGACTGGTGCCAGGTTTGATTTACTTTCTAAGACTTCACTCGATGACAACGTATCTGGAATACTTAAAGAAAAGATTCCACTATTAGATACACCACTAGCTACTCAAGAATATGATCATCCAATGGTCAAGAAGTTTAAGAACGTTCTTGAAGGTGGTCTTATTGGTTTACAGGTAGATGGAATACTTGAATCAGTTGGTTGGGCAGCTAAAACTGACCCAGGTAAAAAGCTTATAAGCAGAGCTAAGAGTGTAAAGGATCAGATTGTTGAACAAGGTAAAACTCAAAAGAAAGCAGTTGGGTTTAGAGCTGCAAAGAATCAGCCTATAGCTGACCCATGGCAGGGTTCTACATTCTCTAACGAGACACCTGAAAGTGTTAGAAAAAGCCTTCGGTCTATAAAGAATGACTGGGGAGCTGAAGAGGGAACCACTGGATCATTTCTAAGTCCAGTACAAGTTGACAACATTGCTCGTAGTTCTGGTGAAGCTAGAAAAACAGTAAGAGAAGTACTTAAGAAAGCTTATAGTAAAGGTAAGATTGCACAACTAGAAGAGACAGCTAAACGTCAAGGTAAAACACTTGATGAATTAGTAGGTTCTGATATTGAGCTATCGCAAAGAATCTATGAAGGCAGAAACACTTCTGATCTAACTCCAGAGGAATTCTGGAAAGAAATAACAGACCAAAAGTTTCAAGCTAAAGATAAAGCAGGTAAAGTGATATATGAATACACAAGACCTGAATTTGCTAATACAGTTGATTTAATCAATGGGTCACTACTTAGTGATATTAAAGCTCATGCCACAATTGGAAGAGAACTTAGTGATTATGTAGACCTACGTGATATAGATGGACCAGCACAGCAGTTAATACAAAAGTTTGAAGCTGGTTTAAGAATCAGAAAACAAATGAGTGCTGAGTGGTCTCAACAAGGTAGAGATCTACAGCCAAATGTAAAGATGTCTCGTAAGCAAATAGACGAGGCAGTAGACGCTGATGTTAGTCAAAGCATAGATGCCTTCCGTATGGCTATGCAGATAGCCCCTGAAGACGGTGGTGATGAATTATTCAAAACTATCTTCGAAGGAATATCTATGGCTAAAGATGTCCAAACTCTTGATGACTTAGATGCTTGGATGCGTCAAAAGATGAGAGGTGGAAGCTTTAAAGGTCAACCTAAGAAGGTTGGAGCTTTAGTAAAAGAGCTAGGCACCATGATGACACATAGTGTTTTATCTGGACCTAAGACTGCTGTAAGAGCAATCATGGGTACCTCTACTGCAACCTTTGCTAGACCTATGGCTATGGCTATGGGTGGTGCCATGAGAGGCGACTGGATGACTTCCAGAGCCGGATTAGCAGCATTAAATGCGATGCGTGAAGCAGTACCAGAATCCTTTGAATTATTTAAAAAACGTCTTAATGCTTATTGGTCTGGTGAAATATCAACTATTAAAACCCGATTCGTTGAAAGAAGTAAGCTAGACGACCAATGGGAAATGTATGGTCACTGGGCTGAGACTAGAGGTACTAAATCTGACAAAGCTTTATTCCGTACAGCTAACCTAGTTAGAGGAGCTAATGATAATAAGTTCTTAACTTACTCAACTAAGATCATGGCAGCGACTGATGATGCTTTCGGGCTAATCATTGGTAGAGCCAGATCTAGGGAGAAAGCATTCTTACAAGCTGCTGAGAACTTACCTGATGGAGACTTTGTAAATCTTGATGCAAGGTTCTTCAAAGATATGGAGGATAAGTTTAACTCTCAGATATTTGATCAAAATGGAAACCTAACTGATTCGGCTGCTGCTTATAGCAAGAAAGAAGCAACACTTACTCAGGACTTAACTGGTTTTTCTAAGAAGCTTGAATCTGCATTTAACGAAACCCCTTGGGCTAGACCTTTCTTTTTATTTGCTAGGACTGGTATTAATGGACTACAGCTAACAGCAAAGCATACTCCTGGTTTTAACTTATTAGTTAAAGAATATAGAGACATTGCACTTGCAAAGCCAGGAACTGATTTATCAGGTTTAGAGATTTATGGAATACATACATCTCGTGACTTAATGAATGCTAAGGCAGTTCAGAATGGACGATTAGCTATGGGAGGATCTGCATTAACTATGGCTAGTATGGCTTACCTTAATGGAGGCTTACATGGAAATGGTCCTACTGATAGACAAAAACGACAAGCATGGCAAGACGCTGGATGGAAACCAAGAACAATTAAGATTGGAAATACATGGGTTAACTATGATTCATTTGAACCATTTAACCAGATCCTCGCATTAGTAGGAGATATAGGAGATCATATGGATCTCATGGGTGAAGAATGGGCTGAAGATAGATTACAGAAATTAAGTGTAGCTTTAGCTGGAACCATAACCAGTAAGTCTTATTTAGCTGGACTACAATCGTTTGTTGATTTGTTCTCTGGACAACCTGGGCAACAGAACAGAATCATTGCATCCTTAATGAATAATACTTTACCTTTATCTAGTCTTAGAAATGAGATAGGTAAGGTACTTACTCCTTACACAAGAGAGTTAGGTTCTGATATTCAAAGCTCAATCAGAAATAGAAACTTAATTACTGAAAACATCGCATTAGATCCTTTACCTATCAAGTACGACTTACTTACTGGTAATCCAATTAAAGATCATAACTTTATGACTCGTATGTTTAATGCGGTATCTCCAGTGAATTTTAACTTAGATTATTCACCTGGCAGAGAGTTATTATTTAATAGTGGGTATGACATGAGAACGTCTACTTACTCAGCTCCAGATGGTACAGATCTAAGTGATAGTCCAAAGATCAGGTCTATGTACCAAAAGGCAATAGGTGATCAAAACCTATTAAAACAGCTTGACGATATGGCTAATAGTCCAAGTATGCAAGCTTCTTTAGCTGAGATGCAATATGAGAGAAGACAAGGTAGACATGACACAGAACCAAGATCTTTCCCTCACTACAAGCGTATTGCAAAGATGTTTGATAGGGCAAAGAAAAAAGCTTGGGCAAAGATAAGCCGAGAGAATAATGTTGAGAAATTAATCCTTGAAGAAAGGGAGAAGAAGGTACAAAACTTCAAAGCAAACCAACGTAGTATTGACAAAATTTTGAAGATCTACAAATAAATCCACCGCCATACCAACTAACAAAATGATTGATGGCAACAACAACTTATGTAGAGAATGGTCTTAATACGCCAAATGGTTCACATTTAGCGTTTTCGTATTCATTCCCTGTTTTAAAAACTGAAGATGTAAAGGTTGCTTTAAATGGAGTAACGCAAGCGACAACTAAATATGCAGTAGATAACACATCAAATCCAACAAGAATCACTTTTAACAATACAAGTATAGATAGTGATTTACAAGAGAGTACTGGAGCACCTAAAACTGGTGTAGTAGTTAGAGTATATAGAGATACAGATGTAGATTCTGCTAAAGGTGTCTACGCTGCTGGATCGTCTATACGAGCAGTAGACTTAAACAATAATCAAGATCAAGTATTGTATGCTCTACAGGAAGAGCAGAATCAAAAGGGTATATTTGAAGAAATAACGTTAGACGATAGTAGATCAATTAAATTTGGTAATAGTGACGACGCTTCTATCTATTGGTATGGAACAGGTGATGAGCTGTCTCATCAAATGATGATCACCTCTGCTGGACCAATGAAGTTGTCCACAGGTAATAATAAGAATGTACAATTTTCTGAAGGTGGTGATATAGTTTTTACTGTAGGTACAGCTATTACTGCTTACGTTAATGTTGTCCCTAATGCAGATAACACTCGTGATTTAGGTGCTAGTAATAAAGAATGGAAAGATCTATACGTTGATGGCACAGGTTATATAGATACCATCAGTGCTGATAATATTACTGTCTCAGGTAATGTAGATGGTAGAGATATATCAGCAGATGGTACAAAGTTAGATACTGTAGAAACAAATGCTAAAGACGATCAAACAGCAGCAGAAATAAAAACATTACTGCAATCTAATAAGTTAACTGAGGCTGAAATAGCTGTTGGGACTTTAGATAACAGATACTATACAGAAACAGAAGCTGATGCAAGATTTTATAATTTAGCTAGTGCAGAAGAAATTCAATCAGGTGAAACTTGGGTAGCTGCTGACAATAAAGTTGCAACTACTGCTGCTATTGATGCACGTATTGTTGATCTTGTAGATGATGTAGGTGGTTTTGTACCAATAGCAAATGAAACGAGTTTTCCTAATGCTAACCCTGATGTAAATAACGGTGCTGGAACTCTTGTTAGCGTACCTTTAGCAAACACTATCACTGCTACTTTAGGGATTATTACTATACCTAATGGAACTGTAGGTAACTCTACAGTTACTATTATTGGATGTGACTCTGATTCTGCGACTTATGCTACTGGTTTCGGGATAATAGTTGAGACAACTACAACTTTAAATACTTATAAATTCCATAGATATGTACCCAAAGCGACTGAGGTCACAACTGTTGCAACCAATATCTCAAACATTAATGCAGCAGTAAGTAATCAAAGCAATATAAATTCTGCTGTAAGTAACGCTACGAATATTAATGCAGTTGCTACAAACATTAGCAACGTAAATACCGTAGCTGGAATAAGTGCGAACGTAACAGCAGTTGCTGGAGATGCAGCAGACATAGGAGCTTGTGCTACCAACATCGGTTCTATTGCCGCTATTGGTTCAGACTTAGCTGGTAATTTTGAAAATATAACTGATCACGGTTCTATTACTGGAGCTGTAACAAGTACTAGCGGGACTTCAGATATATCTACTTTGGCTAGTGGGTCTAATTTGACCAATATTGCTACAGTCTCTGGAATTAGTGCAAACGTAACCACAGTAGCTGGAATTAGTGCAAACGTAACAGCAGTAGCGAATGATGCGACAGACATAGGAACTTGTGCGACAAATATTAGTGCAATAACTGGTGCTTCTACACAAGCTACAAATGCAGCAACAAGCGCAACCAATGCAGCAAGTTCCGCTACAACATCGTCCACTCAAGCAACTAACGCATCAACCAGTGCAACATCTGCTTCATCAAGTGCAACCACAGCTACGTCTCAAGCATCTACAGCTACCACTCAAGCAAGTAATGCCTCTACTAGTGCTGCTAACGCTTTAGCTTATAAAAACCTAGCTTTAACTTATAGAAACGAAGCGTCAGCAATATTAACTCAAGTTGAATCAGCACCTTATAACTTATCTGACAGTGCAAGCACACATACAGCTTGGGGAAATATTACCGACACAGGAGCTAACGCGGTATTTACAAATGAATCTTCAAACATCCTTCTAACAATGGCTGAAGGCAGCTCATCTTACAACTACGGATCAATTACTTAATTATTAACAATGGCAACACAAGTACAATTTAGAGGTGGTACTACAACTGAGCATGCTTCATTTAATGGCGCAGCTAGAGAAGTAACAGTAGATACTACAAAACAAACATTAGTCGTACAAGACGGCTCAACAAATGGTGGTTTTCCACTGCTAGGAGAGAAGAACGCAGATAATGTAAAAGTTTATTTTGGAACAGGGAATGATCTACAAATCTACCATGATGGCAGCAACAGTATCATTGAAGATACAGGAACAGGACAACTAAGGTTATGTGGAGATAATGCTGTTGTATTAAGGAAAGCACCTACTGGTGATGTTTACGCTCTAGGTAATGCAGACGGAAGCTTTGAACTCTTTTACGACAACTCTAAGAAGCTTGAGACCACGAGTGTTGGGGTAAATATATCAGGTGATTTGCAACTTCAAGGTGCTGATGGAACTGTTGATTGGGTTAAATGGAGTAAAGCAGATTATATACTAACTATTAAAGA